CGGCAAGACGCCGGCGGCACGGAGCCCGCGGAGCGGGCAGGCAGGGATGACAGCCGCCGGCGGTGGAACCGCCGGCGGATCACGGAGGCGACATGGCAGGCGAAGGCGTGATCCACGTTCAGCGCACGTTCCGGTGGATGCCGGCGCGGACGCCGGCGGCCGGATCACGCAGGCCAGCCGTGCGGCTCTGCAAGCCGAAGGCGAAGCGACGCAAGCCGGAGGCGAAGGTTCAGAAGCGGGTGCGCATTCGCCAGGAGGTGAGGCCGGGGATCGTGGCGTGGTTGCGGAGGCTCCGGCGGGTGCAGGCCCGGTTGACGCACACGGGCAACCTCTACGCCGACCCGCGGCGAGCGGGTGGCAGATCGTTGGCTGGGGATTGCTACGTCGAGGCGGCGTTGGCAGGCGATCCGCGGATCTTGCTCGACACGATCGTCGAGTCGATCTGCGAGCTGCAAGGGGTTGGCCGGGAGATCGAGGTGGTGGTTCAGCCGGCGGCGACGACGGCTTTGCCGGGGACGCCGGAGAAGGTGGAAGAGATGAGGAAGCGTCAGGAAATGTTCCAGGCGCTGCATTCGGATTGGGACGCAAAGAGGAGTTAGGGGATGGCACTGAACATTCAGAGGGGACGCCGGCACACGCCGGTACGGGCGGTGATCTACGGGACGGAAGGCATCGGGAAATCGACGCTGGCAGCGGCTTTCCCGTCGCCGGTGATCCTCGACACGGAAGAAGGGACTCATCACCTCGACGTGGCCCGCGTGTCGATCGGCTCCTGGGAGGAGCTGCGGGCGGCGGTGGCCGAGATTGGCAGCAAGCCCAGCGAGTTTCGCACGGTCGTCATCGACTCGGCGGATTGGGCGGAACGGCTGCTGACTGAACAACTGCTGCGAGAGAACAAGTGGGCCAGCATCGAGTCCGCCGGATACGGCAAGGGATTCACGATGCTTGCCGAGGCGTTCGGCCGGTTCCTGACGCAGTGCGACGCCTTGATCGGCGTCGGGCTCAACGTGGCGTTTGTCGCTCACAGCAAGGTGCAGCGGACCTCGCCGCCGGACATGGCCGACGGCTTCGACCGCTACGAGCTGAAGCTGACGAAGCAGACCGCGCCGTTGCTGAAAGAGTGGTGCGACTTGCTCGCCTTCTGCAACTACAAGACCACGGTCAGCGAGGGCAGCGACGGCCGGAAGAAGGCCACCGGCGGCAAGCGTCGGTTGATGCACCTCGAGCGGGCCGCGGCGTGGGACGCCAAGAACAGGTACGGCCTCGACGCCGAGCTGCCCATGACGATCGAGTCGTTGGCCCCGATCTTTGCCGAGCCGGCCCGCCGGCCCGGCTGGCGGGACCGTGTCGCCGCGGCCACCACGCTTGAGGAGCTGGGCCGGATCGGTGACGACGCGGACCAGGCGGTGAGCGACGGGAAGCTGTCCGACGAGCTGCGGGCGAAGCTGGACGATGCGATCGAGGCCCGTGTTTCCCAGATCGAAGGAGTCGTGGCATGAAGCTTTTCCAAGCGTCGGTCTTCGAGCAGATCCGCAGCGACGGCGTCTTTCTGCACCTCAGCACGGCGGAGGCCGTGGATGTGAACGGCAAGTTGTACGCCGAGGTGGCGGGCAATTTGTACGCCGCTGACTCCACGCCGCGGTGGTACGAGACGGAAGCTGCGGCCCGCGAAGAGGCCGCGGAGAAGGTGGCTGTGATGGCGGCGGCGCTGACCGCCCAGGCGGTGCGCATTCGGGAAGGAGGCCGGTGATGTCAGAGGAGCAAACGGCCAAGGCTCTCATGCACGCCGAGCGAGTCCGCGAGCGGCTTGAGACTTACGGCCGCAAGCCGCTCGTCCCACAGATCGGCGAGACGGCGTGCAGGGTCCACGCCCCGCACATCGTCGAGCTGTGCCGCGAGGTGGTCGAGCGGTGGTATCAGTCGTCCGCGACGCCGCAGCCGGTGTCGATGGCGATCATCCGACTGCGGGACGAACTGATGGACATCGCACTTCAGGAGGTGAGGGCATGACGTTCAGAGACGGGATCGGCCGCGACCTCGAGGCGAAGCGGCAGGCGGCACGCGGTGCGGAACAGGAACGGCAGGTGCAGCGGATCTCCGACCTCGTGCCGCTCGCACGAACGGGGCAGATCAGCCCGGCGAAGTTCCTTCAGATCACGCGGGACATTTTGAACGGTGACGCCGACCGCGTGGTGCGAGTCGGTGAGGAGTACAGGCCAGACATTCAGACCGGAGAGCAGCGATGAGGGTTCACGACTTTGGCGACGGGTTCGATGCGGCGACGGCTGGCGGTGCGCCGGCCGGCGAACGCGAGATGCTGCCGGACGGCACTCACGGCGTGACGATCAAGGAAGCGAGCGAGGGGCCGCACAAGTTTGCCGAGAACAACCCCGGCGACTTCCTGCATTTGACGCTGGCCCCGAACGGGTCGTACGGATTCGTCTGGGTGTCGCTCGGATCGTCGGCGAAGGACAAGGCGCAGGCCGGGCTCCTGGCGACGGCTCTCGGCTACACGCCGGACGGCTGGGCCGACGCCGATCCGTCGGAGCTTGTCGGCCGTGAGCTGCGGGTGACGACGAAGCAGGTGACGCTGAAGAGCGGCAAGACCCGCGTCTTCGTCAACGACTATCTGCCGGCGGTCGCTGCGGCACCGGAGAAGAAGCCAGCCGCCAGGACGCCGGCGGCGAAGGTCGCCGCCGCTCGAGGCGACGAGGCCGGCGGCGGGGATGACATTCCCTTTTAGGTCTACCCGGCCCGCCCTGGCCGCGCCTCACACGGTGGCGCAATGGGCTCGTGAGCCGGACGAGCGACGCGGAAACTTGCCCGCACATCACCGGCGATCGTGGGGCAGCGAACATTTCCCGCAGGCTGCCACGACAACCACTCACGTGACAGGCACGGAGGCCGATCGACGCGGCCGGGGTGGGATCAGAAACGGAGTTCACATGGCACGGCTGGTCGTCATCGAAGTGCTCGGAGGCCCGCTCGACGGGAAGCGTGTGCCTTGGGATATCGACGCCGAGTGCATGGTGTGGACGGACGGATCGCGGCTGTATCAGCACGCACTCGACGAACAGTGGACGGGGAAGCGGATGCGGAAGGTCTTGCGGCTGGTGCAGACAGTGCCGAAACGCAAACAGTAACACCCGGCGGCGGGCGGGGATCTTACCAACACCAGAATTGCCTCTGGCTTGGGAAGGCCACGGAAAAAACCGCCTGCCGCCGGGGTTTTTGAAACACGGAGGAGTCGATGGGGGGAATCACAACGGTCGGCGAACAGCCGAAGGCGTGCGCCGGCTGCGGCACGATCAAGCCGGCCGGGGCTTACTACGTCGCTCGTGGCATGCGGGATGGTCGGATGTCGGTCTGCCGGGAATGCATGGTCGAGAAGCAACGGGTGTACCGCGAGCGGGAGAAGTCGGGCGAGAAGAGCCTGCTCCGGCAGCCGGCGACGTGCAGCCGCGGCGAGATCGAGGAAGAGACGTTTGAGACGAGGCGAGATCAGTACATCGTCCTCCTGGCCGCTGCGGCCCGGCGGTGGTGTGCCGGCGAGGACAAGGAAGAGAGAGACGGGGCCAAGGAAGCGTTGATCTTCCGGTGCCGGCAGTTGCTTGAGGCGGAAGGTCTGGTGAGCACATGACGACCTTCCAGGGCCAACACTTCCTCGACTTCGACCCGGCCCCGGCCCGCCGCACCGATCCGCCGACATCGGTCGCGGCCGGGCAGGCGATGACGGCCGCGGCGGTTGACGAACACGAACGGCTCATCCTCGCGGCGCTGGCGGCGGGGCCGGCCGGCAAGACCGCGTTGGCGGCTCGGATAGGCAGCATGAGCGACCAGCAGGTGATCCGCCGAATGAAGCGGCTCGAGCGGCTCGGCAAGGTCGAGCGGACGGGGCTGGAGGTCATGTCGGCCGCCAGGCGGGGCGAGACGGAGTGGCGGGTGGTGGGCGGGGGGAGGGTGTGACTACAGGAACGATGAAGTGACTTATTTTGTGAGCGTCGCCGACCTCTCTGCGTTTTAGCTCCCTTAAGTCACTCAGTGCGATGGCTGATTGCTTCTTTAGTGGGCATTTTCCAGGTTTCACCACTGCGTGGTGTTTTTTCCTCGTTGCCTATCTCAATGTTACTACGGTGCATTTTCACAACATCGCAAGTCTACCTGCGTTTTAGTTGCGTTGCACCTCAGTAGCGTCACACCAACAGGAAGTCACCACAGTGCAAAAGATGTTCTCGGAAATCGAGTGGGATTCACGAGAGTGTGCAGCCGAGCGACTTGCAGTCGAGTCAGCCGGATACGATCCACACAAGAGTTGGTGTAATCCAAGCCAGTTCAAAGAAATCGTCGGCGTCGATTTCGGCGGCGGGATGATGTACATGCATTTCCTCGTTAGTGGGATCGATAAGGGTCCGATTGATCCGGATGACGGGCGTATCATTCTCTCAACTCTCCCTTCTGGAACGCTTGTTATTGCCGAGGATGCACATATCGCAACCCCGCAGACAGAGCGGTCACTGTCGCAACCGTTCACTGCGGAACAGTTGACTTCGCTGTACCAAGACATTAGGGCATCCGGAAATGTCTTGGTCGTGTTCCCTCATCAACACAGCAGGAAAGCACGAGAGTGGGCCGCTGTTCATGCACCAACGGGTTTTGTGGAGAGAGAAAAGAGCGACGACGCTAACGACGCAAGGGCCTTGGCGTATTACGTGGCCAAACGCAACGGAATCTCTCTTCGTAAGCCTTCCGCGAGTTTTCGTGTTTCCGATGCACGTCGTTATGGATCATTAGTGCGTCGATCTTCCAATATTGCTTTAGCGGCCGTAAAGGTGGACAGGCACTTGGGAAAGAAGTTTCCATTGCTCACTGAGTTTTCTAGTCGCTTGCTTGGTCTGCTCGACAGTGATTGCGACTTCGTAAACGATAAGGCGGCAATTTCGATAGCCTCAAATGTTGTGTGCGAACGGGAAGGACGGCTTCTACGTTTTGTTTACTATGGACGCACTCCGGGTTTCCATTTTTGGAAGGACAACGTGATGAAGTTCACTTCATTTCATCACAAGGGCGGCATTGCGAGGGCAAATCTTTGCCGAGATCGCTTCCGGCCGTATCTGGCGGCGTTCGCTGCCGCTCGCAACGTACAAGTCAAAGACGGGGCTCGGTACAAGCGACACGCCGATCTGACCGTAGATGCGAATCGCGTCGTTCAGCAGGCGTGGGCTAAGGTTCGCTGTGATCTTCGGGCGGCCTATCGGCTGTCGCTAGAGATGTCTGCTGAGTTTCCTCGCCTCGAGGTTTTGTCTGACTTTCGAGAGGACGGTAACCCATGACCCTCCCTTCCGACTACGCCGCCCTGATCGCCATCGCCCAGGCCCACGAGCTGGACGGCATCAAGAAGCAGATCCTCGACCGCAACGAGGAGTTGGGGGCGGTGGCGGCTTTCGAGCTGCTGAAGGAGTTGGCGACGAGGCGGAAGTCGTTGGCGGAGGAGCGGCGGAAGCTACAGGAGCTGTGGGACGCGACGCCGGCGGCGGCGGAAGAGGACGGAGAGGAGGACGCGGATGGCGGGTGAATGGATTGCCTACGACATCGGGCTGCCCGACAAGCCAGAGGTGCAGGAGTTGATCGACACGACCGGGCGGCCGGTCGAGGAGATCGTCTTTTCGCTCCTGCGGCTGTGGGGCTGGGCGGCCATGAACACGGCCAACGGCCGGGCACGGATGACCATTCCGAGGCTCGTGCGGACGTGCGGTCAGGATCAAGCCTTTTGGCATCACGTGGCCGCCGTCGGGTGGCTGGAAATCGACGAGACGGACGCCACCGTTGCTATCCCAGGGTGGGATCGCCGGTTCAGCCAGGCGGCCAAGTCGAGGCTCCAGCAGTCGGATCGGTCGGTGGCGTACGAGGACCGACGCCGACGCGCCGGCAGTCCCGGCGCTCAAGCGCCGGAAGCTCCAACGCTCAAGCGCGGGAGAGGAGAGGAGAGGATTAGAGAAGTTCCTCCTCCTCCGCGAGAAGATGCGCAAGGGGAGCCGGAAGCCACGGACGGCGGATGGCTGGCGTTTCGGAAGCTCTGGAACGCCGGCACCGGCCGGCCTTGGAAGCCTGGGGCACCGCCGGACGGCTGGTCGGAGCGGGTGGCCGAGCCGGGCTGGCTCGAGCAGGCTCGGGAAGCGGTGGCACGGCTGCCGCGGTGCAAGTTCTTTTCCGATCCGGTGACACTGCCGCAGTTCCTTGGGCCGCGGTTCGTCCCGCTGTGCCTCGGCGGGCAGTACGACGCCGCCAAGGCCAAGCGGGGCGGCCGGGAGCCGGAGGCCCGCACGGTGACGCCGTGGAGCGGCGAGGACATGGAACGGGTTGAGGCGACGCGTCGGAAGGTACTCGAAGCACTCAAGGAGGCGAAATGACTACCTGCACCCGCTGCCCGTCTTCGGCCCGCTGGCGAGACGCCGACGGCCGGCAGTACTGCGGCTCGCACGTGCCGGCGAACGGCAAGCCGCTGGCGAGGCTGCCGGCACCGCCGGAGCCGGACATCCTCGAACGGCTCGACCAAGTGATTAACGAGTCCGAACTGCTGACGATCGGCCGGATCGGCGGTCGTGGCGGGCTGTACCGCGTCGGCAGCGACATTGTCGAGGACGCCGCCGCCGAAATCCGCCGGCTCCGCGCTCTCGTCGAGGCCGCCGGAGACAAGTCCGGGTCGTGTTAGTGTTTGGGGATCGATGGATCGATGACTTTCTCACGGAGGTGAATATGCGTTTTCTCATGGCGATTCTCGCGGTGGCGGTTCTGTCGGCGTCGGCTCACGCCGGCCCCTGGAAGCGGTCGGTGACGACGACCAGGGCGTCGACCTGCGTCGGCGGGAGCTGCTCGACGGCGAGCACCCGGACGGTGACACGCGGGGCTCAGGCCCACGCCGAGGCGATGGCGGCCAGCGGCTTGATGGTTCACGCCGCAAGCCACACCGGCACCTACGAGGGTGTTGGCGTCGGTGGCAGTCCGGCCGCGGCTCTTGGGGCGTGTTGCAACAACGGCGGGGCGGTGCTCGAGGAGGGCACGGCACAGGGGCGTGATGGCCGCTGGTATGCGTGCCGGCGGTACAGCCAGCGGTGATGTGACGACGCCAATAGTTCAAGGGCCGTATGGCTCCTCGGGAAGAATCCGGCTCTGCCGGGAATGAGGGTTCGATCCCCTCTTGGCGTCCTAGCGGTGTGGTGCGTCACGACGGCGGCCACGGTTCGATTCCTTGAAGGGATTCTGAAATGCGTTTCGTCTCGACGTTGGTAGCGGTAGCGGCTTTGGCTCTTGTCGGCGCGTCCGGCGAGGGGGCGATGGCTCCTCGAAAAACGCCGGTCCCGGCGGTGATCCCGAAGACCAGCCTCTTTCGCGGCTGGGTGATGGTGACGATTGGCGGGCAGACGTTCCCCGGATACGCCGACTGGCGCGGCTTCCCCGACTCTGTGCCGACGAACGATCCGACCACCTGGGTGTTCGTCGGCTCAAGATCGTCCTGGAGGCTGCTGTCGGCAGCTGAGTTGCGGGGCGCGACGGTCAGGCTGATCCAACTCGACATGGGCTACTCCAACGGGCCGTACAGGCCTGGCACGAAAGCAACGGGGCTATGAAAAGGCCACGCGACCTTCGGCACCGCGGAGCGATTCGCGGCGAGGCCCAGCCGCTGGAGGCTTCCGTGGAGGTGCCGATTGCAAACGGCATCACCGGCCAGCCGCGCGAGTGGCGGCGGGCCGCGGCGTGGCTCAGGAAGGTGGCCGATTGGTGGGATTTTTTGGCTGACAAGCAAGAAGCGGCGCGGCTGCGGGCGGAATAATGCACGACCAAGATTTTGACGCCAACGTCCGTGCTATTCGCGCCGCGGGAGTTTCCCCGAAGTGCATCCGAAAGCCGAAGCATCGATGCACTCCCGAGCAATGGGCAGCGCACAGGGAATACATGAGGCTGCGATACCTCAACCCCAGGTGCCGACAGATGCACCAACTGAACCAGATCAAGCACCTTGCCTCAAAACGCTAGGAGGACGGAATGGAAGCCGCAGAGGTCAAAGAAATGCCGAAACTACAGCATGCGCTCGTGCTGACTCAGTCGGCCGATTGGAAGTACGAAACGGACGAGTTTTACGGCATCTGCGAAATCGCGCACGACCAGATGGTCATAAAATGCGTTTTCGAGTGCCACGACAGGAAGTTCTACGACGTTCTGTCGATTGACGGAATCATCCGCTGGAAACTGGCGAAGCCTGTTTCGGTGGAGCGTCTCGCAGAACAGTTGTCGGAAGACTTCCCTGACCTGCGTATCACCGTGATGGGTCGCGCAAAGACTCACGGCTGGATCACAAGCACGATTGGAAAACGGTTTGCATGACGGTCTACCTGGCTTCACCAAACACGCAGCAACAGGCCGAGCACGCAGCTGGTATGCCAGTGCTGTTCTCGTTCGCCTGCTACTCCCCGTGGCTGGATCGATACCAGCAGACGTTTCGTCGTCTGCTGATCGACAGTGGTGCGTTCTCGGCGTTCACGACCGGCAAGCAGATCGATGTCGGGGCGTATCGAGAGTGGGCTGCAAGGTGGGACGGACACGCCGACGCGGTGGCAGGGCTCGACGACATTTCCGGCGACTGGCGGCAGAGCCTTCGGAACTACGAGGCGATGCCGCAGGGATTCCCGACCATCCACGACACCGACCCTCCGGAACTGCTCAAGGACATCGTTGCCATCGCAGTCGAGCGGAAGCAGTGGGTCGGCATCGGCCTGGCTCCCCCGCGTGAAGGCAAGGAGCGATTCGTCCGATGGGCCTGCGACAACATTCCCGAGAGCGTTCACATTCACGGCTGGGCGCTGCGGAGATACTGGCACGTTCGGCGGATCGACTCAGTGGATTCAACCAACTGGTGGCGCGACGGGATGCAGGTGGCCCGCGATCTCCCTTGGCTGACCTACGGCGAGGCGCTGGAGATCGTAGTGAAGAGATACCAGCGAGAGGCTCGGATCATGCGTGATAATTCGCAGTTGTCCCTGTTCAACGAGAGCGTGGCATAGCGGCGAGGCCGCGGGAGGGGTGAGCATGGGTGAACATCATTTCTTGAACCTCGGCGCTGGCGTCCAGTCCACTGCCCTGTACCTCATGAGCATCGACGGCGACGAAGAACTGGTCCCGAAGTTCGATGCCGCGATCTTCGCTGACACCCAGGAGGAGCCCGACGATGTGTACCAGCATCTGGAGTGGCTTGAGGCGCAGGGAGGGCCGCCAATCATTCGCACGACAGCGGGCAAGCTCGGAGATGCCATCGGGGCCGGAACGGACAGCCGCGGCAGTTCATGCAGCAACGGCACTCGATACATCACGATCCCGGCCTTCACTCTCCTTCCCAACGGAGACAAGGCAATCATTCGAAGGCAATGCACGAAGGAATACAAGATCGAGCCGTGCGAGAAAGTGATTCGCCGCCTGTGTGGTGGCCAGCCCGGAAGGCCGTTGCCGAAGGATGTGATCGTCCACCAGTACATGGGGCTTTCATACGACGAGCCGAAGCGAGTGATCCGCGTCAAAGAGCGTTTCATGGCGAAGCCAAAGAACTGGCCCGTTCATTGTCCGCTGTGGGATTTGGAGATGACGCGCAGCGACTGTGCCGCATACCTCAAGGATCGAGTGCCATACGTCGTCCCGCGATCCGCCTGCGTCTTCTGTCCGTTCAAGAGCGATTCGGAATGGAGACGCCTCCGAGACGAGGACGCGAAGGGCTGGGAGCGGGCCGTCGAGATCGACAAGACCTGTCGCCACGGCAAAGGGCTCGACGCGATGCGGTTCCTGCATCGCTCCTGCCAACCGCTTGACGAGGTGGACTTGCGGCCCGCCGACGAGCGATCCGGTCAGCGGCGATTCGTGGAAGGATTTCAAGACGAGTGCGAAGGGTACTGCGGTAACTAACAGCGGCGAGGCCGCGGGAGGTGTGAGGATGACCGAAAGACTGGCAGCGACCTACGTTACGCACGGAGGCCGCGAATATCTGGTGTCTACGATCAATCGGCAAAGCTCCGCCGTGGGTCCGCGTTTCTACGCCGAGACGATGGTGTGGACTGTCGATGACAAACGAGATCGCACGCAGCAGGAGTCTCTCTACCAGTGCGACGACCGCTGCGGATCACTCCTCGCTCACTGTGAGGTGGTGCGGAAGATCGCTGCCGGTCAGTTTGGATTTCAGGTTGAATCGAAGGAGGCCTACCGATGACTCACGCATGGTGCCACAACATTGCCCGCGACGCCGCCGTCCGAGCGGCCGAGGACAACCGGACGGGGCCGCTGCCAACGCTGGGGGAGGCGATTGTCTTGGCGTTCGGCTTCGACAAGGCTTCCGCTCAACGTGCCTGCGACGAGGTGAAGTCGTGGCCGGAAGATGTGCAAAAGGACTGCCGGTGCGTTCTCGGTGACCTGCTGGAGCAAGGCGTTGATCGGCTTCAGGCGTTGGTCGAGGCGTGGCGGTATGGCAAGGGACTGTTGGCGGCACGTTACCCCGCGATGTTCCCGAAAAGCGTTTCGGCGACATCGGCAGTGGAACAGGAAAACAAGGGGGATGGCATGGAGACGGACGGCATGCGCACGGAGCGGGTGACGCTGGAGGTGACGCACGATCTTGACGCGAGGCTCTCCGACTGGATCGTCGAGGTGGTCGATGAGTCACTCGGGCTGATGGAGTCCGTGCGTGTGGTCCATGCGCCGAAACTCGCATCACACGCGAACGATGACGGCGGATCGAATCACGCTGCCCAGGCCGCGAGCGAGTGGCGGATGCTGGAGACTGGCGAAACGCTACGAGATGGGGACGAGTTTCGTCACGGCGAGATGTGGCTTCCGACGGGGGACGTTGGGTTGCCGAACTCAGGCGACAGGGCATACCGTCGCCGCATCCCGGCCAAGGCCGCGAGCGGTGGCGGGGAGGGGGAGCCGGATTACTACGTCTACAAAAACGAAGTCGGCATGATCTTGTATACGTCGCCGAAGCTGGTGAACGATGACTGGGGAGGATGCACCGTCGAGCCTGTCTACAAGGCGACTCTGCCGCCGCGCGGGTGGCTGAGCGAGGACGAGCGGGACATCATCGCCGAGATCGCGGACGATGACAATTGGACCGATGAGTGCCGGAACATCGCCAGGGGTCTACTCGCCCGGTCGTCGCCGCCGGAGGTGGTGCTGCCAAAGCTGCACACTCGTTGCGAGGTGAACGAGGCTAACCACAAATCGCCTTGTCTCTGGTTCAGGCGTCCAGACGTTATCGAAGCCCTCGCCGCGGCTGGCGTGGCGGTGAGGGAGGTGGGGCGTGACTGATCGACGAACACCCGACGCAACGATGATTGACGCTGTGCGAATCCTTTCGCGCACGATCAACACCGAGGACGGCGTGATCGCCGCGTGTCTCGCCAATGCGGCACAACGGCTGGAAGAGTTGGTTGAGGAGCGGCGGTCTATCTCGACGCTGCACCACAAGGTCGAGAGCCTGGAGGCAGATAACAATCGGCTCCGCGAGGAGCGGCAGTGGGTGCCGGTGGGGGAGCGGTTGCCGGATGATCTCCGTCGAGTGATGGTGATGGCTCCGGGTCTGTACGGGGCGCAGGTTGCGTGGCTTCTCAACGGTAAGTGGCATGACGGGATCGGCTATCCAGACGATGCGATAGATTGTCGCGTCACTCATTGGCAGCCGCTGCCGCCGGGGCCGGAGGGGGACGGCAATGGGTAGAGCTGCACGTGAGAAGGGCAAGCGCGGCGAGCGTGAGGCCGCGGCCGAGTTGGGCGCGTTACTCGGCGTCGATGCCCGCCGCGGCGTTCAGTACCAGGGCGGGCCAGACTCGCCCGATGTCGTGCTCGACGGCGTGGCGATCCACGTCGAGGCGAAGCGTACCGAGAAGCTGACGCTGTGGCCTGCGGTCGAACAGGCTCGAGGTGACGCACCTACTGGCAAGGTGCCGATCGTGTGGCACCGGCCGAACCGTAGGGGCTCAGTCGTGATCGTCGAGACGGCGAGACTACTTGAGTTGGCGAGGGAGTTGGTGAGGGCGGCGGATGGGCTCAGGAGCGAGTCGAATGGCTAGCACATACGTGACTGTGACCCTGACGGCTCGGGTGAAAGGCGACTTTCTCTTCCTTTTGGACGCAAGCGGCAACGTAGTAAAAAAGCTGCCATCGGAAGACGCCAAGGAATGTGGGGCTGAGCTGATCTCGCAAATTGAGAGCAGAAGAACGCCGTGGTCGATCAAGATTTGCGCTATGGTCGGAGGGGCAAAGGCATCTAAGAAATACGAAAGATCAGAATGGGACAAGAAGGTTAACGTATGGCTGTCTTCTCTGAGACACCGCTCAAATCGCAGCCATTCACTGACCGCTGACAACAAGAAAGAACAATGCGTCAAAGGCAATTGGGAGCAGTCGATTGATTTTCTTCTTAAGCAGAGCTACCGCATCCAAAGGAAGACAGAGCTAAGAGAATCCGACGAATGGCGATTGTGGTCTGAGACTGTTGCAGCAAACCATCGAACAAAGGAGAGGCGACGTGGGGAGGCATCAATCACTAACTTCCAAGAGCCTTCGAGAAAAGCTAGAGTGCCAGCAGTACAAGTGTGCTTTGACTGGCATCGATCTGACCCCGTCTCTGTCGTCGCTTGACCACATCAATCCAAGAGTACTAGGCGGCGACAACGGCATTGATAACGTGCAGGTCGTGCTTCCCGCAATCAACCGCGCAAAGGGCACGATGACCCAAGAGCAATTCGTTTCCATGTGCCACGCAGTATCAAGGGCAAACGCCGATTGCCACGATGACTCATGGGTGGAATGGACAGGGCACGGGCTTAGTGGTCGCCCTTCATCGAAGGTTCTTCCGGGCCGTTGAGGGCGGTCGGGGCACTGCGATCCGCCCATTTTGCACACTGTTTTTCCTGCCTGAGCGAGATTCGCTCGGTCCGCCTGAAACGCCATGACAAACAAAGGCGACGCCGGCTACCAGCAGCACAAGGAAGCCGTCAATCGGCGTTCTCGTGAAGGCGGGAAGAACGTCCGCGACATCGGCGATCTTCCGCCGGTGGCAAACACGTTCCGACGCGAAGAGTGCCGGCTGACCTTCCGCCGGTTTTGCGAAACGTACGGCGCGGAGTCGTTCCCGTTGCAATGGTCGGACGACCACCTGAAGGCGATCGGCAAGATCGAGTCGGCCGTTCTTCAAGGTCTTCTCTTTGCCATCGCAATGGCGAGAGGCAGCGGCAAGACAACGCTGCTCGAGTGGGCATGCCTCTGGTGCCTCTGCTATGGGCACCGGGCTTTCCTGATGCTGATCGGTGCCGACATGAACAAGGCATCGCAGATGCTCGACACGCTGAAGTCGCAGATCGAGAACAACGACTTGCTGCTCGAGGACTTCCCCGAAGTCTGCTTTCCGGTCCGGGCTTTGGAGCGAATCTCGCAGCGGGCGAAGGGGCAGACGTACCAGGGCAAGCCAACGCACATCGGGTGGACAGCCGACGAGATCACGCTGCCGTGGATTCCGGGGGCACCGTCGGCCGGAGCTGCTGTGCGAGTTGCCGGGATCACGGGCAACATCCGAGGGAGCAAACACTCCCGCCCGGACGGAACGTCTATTCGTCCGTCGCTCGTTCTGATCGACGATCCGCAGACGGACGAGAGTAGCTCCAGCCCGTCGCAGGTGGCATCCCGCGAGAAGGTGTTGGCGCAGGCAATCCTCGGTCTTGCCGGCCCTGGGAAGAAGATCGCCGGCCTCGCTGCCATCACCGTCATCAAGCCCGATGACCTAGCCGACAGGCTTCTCGACAGGCACCGCCACCCGACTTGGCAGGGCGAGCGAATGAAGCTCGTCTACGAGTGGCCGACGGCCGAGGAACTGTGGGGGCAGTACGCGGAACTTCGCCGGGACGGACAGCGCCACGAGCGTGGCACGGGCGAGGCCGACGAGTTCTACCGGCTCCGCCAGGCGGAGATGGACGCCGGCTCGCGGGTGGCTTGGCCCGCCCGAAAGAACGAAGACGAAATCTCTGCCATCCAGCATGCGTGGAACCTGCGGATCGACCGAGGCGAGAGCGCGTTCAACGCCGAGTATCAGAACCAGCCGATCGCCGACGACATTGCGAGCGACAAGCTTGACAAGAGGGCTCTGGCGTTGCGGGCCGAGAACATAGAGCGGGGCGTGGTTCCCGCCGGCCACAACACGCTGACGGCGTTCTGCGATCTTCAGGACAAGCTGCTGTTCTGGCTTGTGGCGTCATGGTCAGACACCTTTGGCGGGCATGTCGTCGCATACGGCACCTACCCTGACCAAGCGTCATCGTTCTTTGAGGCGCGGCACGCGAAGCGGACGTTGGGCAGCGTTCAGAAGGGTGCCAGCCAGGAGGCGGCGTGGCGTGCCGGCCTGGACAAAGTCGCCACCGATCTTTTGTCGCGTGACTTCCGCCGCCAGGACGGGACGCTGATGCAGATTCAGCGGATGCTGTTCGACGCCAACTACGGAAGATCAACGCAGGTGGTCCGGAACTTCTGCTTGAAGTCTCCCTTCTCGGCAAGGATTTTCCCGAGCCACGGCAAAGGCGTTCCAGCGTCGTCGCGTCCCCTGAACGATTCCAAGGGGCAGAGGGGCGATCGGCTGGGCTTGAACTGGCGGACAGGGAAGCTCTCAAACACGAATCAACTGTCCGCGATCTACGATACCAACTCTTGGAAGTCATTCGTGTCGGCAAGGCTCCGGCTGCATGTGGGGGACAAAGAGGCGATCACGTTTCACGCGGGGGAGCACGATCTGCTGCTCGAGCACCTGACAGCCGAGTTCCCGGTTCAGTCGGAATCGAAGCACACGGGGCGTGTGGTGGACGAATGGAAAGAGCGGCCAGGGGCCGATAATCATTGGTTCGATTGCCTCGTTGGAGCCGCAGTCGCGGCGTCCATTGCCGGCGTGGTTCCGGCGTCTTCTGAGTCTGGGGCGCGGCAACGCCGCAAGGTTGAGATCCCCGCCGGCCCTGACGGCAAGCGGGTGATCGTGACCAAGCGCCACAAGGCGTAGCCACACCCCCTCTCGATCCGTTGCCGTCTCCGCGACTGTGGAGGCATGAGCGACGAACTTGCCAGCAAGATCGACACGGTGGCCCAGGGGCCGGCGTCTGTCCGCACCGACGCGGGCGAGGTCACGGCGCAGTCGATCCCCGACATGATCGAGGCCGACAAGTACCTCGCCGGCCGGAACGCTACGGCTGCCGGCAACACGCACCGCGGGCTCCGCTTCAACAAGATCATTCCTCCGGGGACGACTTGAATGGGGCTTGCCAACCTCATCCGCACCGGCCGCTGGTCGCCTCCGAAGAAGGCGATTCAGGTCGTCCGTCCGCTCGCACGGGCGCGGTTCGACGCCGCGCAGACGAGCGACGACAGCCGGCATTGGTCGAACGCCGACGCCCTCTCGGCGAACGCCGCTCTATCGCCGGAAGTGCGGCGGATCATCCGCAATCGCGCCCGCTACGAGCGGGCCAACAACGCCTACGTCCACGGCATCTGCGTCACCAAGAGTAACGACCTCATCGGCACCGGGCCGCGAATCCAGCTTGACACCGGCAACGCCGATTCCGACCGGGCGATCGGCCGGGCGTTCTTCGATTGGTCGTGGTCGGTCCGCCTGGCCGACAAGCTCCGCACCGCCACCGAGGCCCGAGTGCTCGACGGCGAAGCGTTCTGCATGTTCTTCACGAATCCCCGGCTCGACTTGCGGGGCGTGCAGCTCGACCTTCGGCTGATCGAGGCCGACCAAGTCGCCTCGCCGGCCTACGACTACCAGCAGACTATTTCGCCCGACGGCTCGCTCGTGGACGGCGTCGAACTGGACCGGCACGGCAACGTGATCGCGTACCACGTTCTCACGTCGCACCCCGGCTCCAACTTCCTCATCGGGATCAACGAGTACGACACGATCGTCGCCGAGAACATGCTGCACTGGTTCCGGCCGACCCGGCCGGGCCAGCACCGGGGGCTCTCGGAACTGACGCCGTGCCTGCGGCTGACCGCGAACATGCGGCGCTACACCGAAGCGGTGATCCGCGCCGCGGAGATCGCCGCCGACCTCGCAGCGTTCGTCCACAGCAACTCGCCGGCCGCCCAGGTGGACGAGGTGGACGCCTTCGCGGCGATTGAGATCGAGAAGGGCACGCTGACGACGTTGCCGGAGGGCTGGGACATCAGCCAGCTCAAGGCCGAACAGCCCACCAACACGCACCAAGCCTTCACGCGAACGATCCTCAGCGAGATCGCACGGGGCGTGAACTTGCCGTATTACAAGGCCGCCTTCGACGCGAGCTCCTACAACTACTCCTCGGCCCGCCTGGACGGCCAACTGCACGAGCAGAACGTCCGCGTCGAGCGGGACGAACTTGAGCGGGCGTGGCTCGATCGCATCTTCCGCGAGTGGCTCGACGAAGCCCTGCTCGTCCCCGGCATGATCCCCGCCGGCCTGCCGCCGGCCTCGGAATGGAATTGGGCTTGGGTTTGGGACGGCCGCGAAGGCGTCGATCCCAACAAGGAAGCCAACGCCACCGAAACGAAGTTGGCAACGCTCACGACGAGCCTCGCCGCCGAGTACGCCCGCCAAGGGAAGCAATGGGATGTCGAGCTTCGGCAGATCGCTGCCGAACGGCAGCTCATGGCGGAACTGAACCTGTCGATCGGCAACCGGCCGTCGCAGGTCGTCGTCCCCCAGGCGGAAGCCGTGGCCGCTGCCGGCGAGCCGGGCGTGATCGCCGAAGAGTCGTACAAGCCGACGGCGGAGATGGCCGACGAGGCCGAGCGTGGCCTCTCTTGGCGTCGTGAGTTCAATCGCGGCGGCACCGAGATCGGCGTGGCCCGTGCCCGCGACATCGCCAACGGTCGGCCGCTGTCGCTCGACACCGTCAAGCGGATGGCGAGCTACTTCGCCCGGCACGAAGTGGACAAGCAGGGCGAGGGCTGGAGCCCAGGCGAGGACGGCTATCCGTCCGCCGGCCGTATTGCCTGGGCGCTATGGGGCGGCGATCCCGGCCGCACGTTTGCCAATTCGATCACCGAGGAGGCCAACGCATGAGCAACCTTCTGCTCCGGGCCGATGTGCGATTCCTGACCGCCGACGCTTACGGCGAGGCTGAAAGTCTATCGACGCCGCGGATTCCGCGGTTCTCGATGGTGGGCTACACCGGCGGCATCATCCGCCAGGCGTGGAGCCGCGAGCCGGTCGTCATCGATC